GCTTTTATACGGCATCAAAAGTAGAAATAGACTGCTTTTCACATGCCATTGCTACAGCTGCAAAACGTGGCACACCAACTCCAGGTTCTGTCATTTATTCGACACGTTACCCGTTCTCACATTCTGTTTTCCAGTGCTATGTTATGGGCATACGGAAGATATATGTGCAAGAACATGATTGGGAATCCTGCTATAAACATGAGTTTAGGCAAGCAGCAAGATTAGCTAGAGAACTAGGTGTGTCTATCGAAACGATGCATCGAATTGAAAACTCACAATACTCAACGAACTCACATGCTGACCAAAAAACCTACGCGGACCTCACGGGCGAAACGACTTTCGCACCAGATGAATTTGATATCGCAGACACAGAAGAAACCAATGGCGTCACAACTCCTATTTGACCTTGAAAGTACTGGACTACTTCGTCGTGGATCCACTATTCATTGCATCGTTACTCGTAATGGTGACGATGGGAATACACAGGTTTACGATCATCAACCTGATCGGACATTGCTTCAAGGAATCAATACCCTTGAGCAGGCAGAGGCTCTTATTGGACACAACATCATCTCATATGACATACCTCTGATCAAAGAACAGTTTCCTATGTTTGATCCTAAGGGGACGCTTATTGACACTCTGGTGCTTAGCCGCTTGTTTTATCCACATATCTATGAGCGTGACTGCCAACGCCAACCAGATGGAATGCCTCAACGTCTTTACGGACGTCATAGTTTAGAGGCATGGGGTTACAGACTTAAATGCTTCAAAGGTGACTTTGGTAAGCACGATGGAGCATGGGATGTTTACACACCTGAGATGCTTGATTACTGCATCCAGGACACTGAGGTAACACTCAAACTTTGGGTACTACTACAACGGAGAATTAACGATTATGCCTGAAAAGAACGCACCACTGACAGTTGAAGAAATTACAGAAGCTTCGGATACTTTCTTCCCACTCTTCACTATTGTCTATGAAAGAATGCCTGGTAAATCTACCGTTGAAGACACACTTAAGGTGATGGAGAATATTGCCAAGCTGGCTCAAAAGAGTCGTGCTGAGAAGCGAGAAAAAGAAGTTAAAGAAAAATTTGGTTTCAACAAACAAACTGAGGATGCAAATGACACTGACTGATTGCGTTTCACTTGAGATGC